TTTGGCGTTTTAGATAATTTGCAGGGACGTTTACATATTCAGCCTCCACCTCGTCGGTGGGTCGGAGGATCGCCGAGCGGTTCCCCATAAAGCCCTGAATTCCCTCTAGGTGGTCAACGATTCCACCACCCATTCCATCTTCATCCACCACAGCTCTTTTAAAAGGAATTCGTTCTTTAAAGAGAACTTCACGGATTCTGTTTTCAGTTTTTACCAGAGATTGTTTTTCATATTCTTGAATGTCGTAGAGATTTAAACCTCTCCAAGTACCTATAGTAACCTTATCGCTACCGTAGCGGGCGATGTCAGCAGTTAGATATCCATCCATACTTTCTTCAACTTCTTGTTTAAACATATCAAGAATTGCTTCGTAATTTATGATAGCCAGTTGGTCGACGTTATATTCCCATAGGCCGTCTTTTAGTCGCGCCCGTAGGACGGGGTCGGTGATTCGTTCGAGTTGCTCGCCGTAGGTGGAGGCGGTAAAGGGATTGTCGTTATATAAAGCTCTGATAAAGGCGTAGTCGTCACTCATGGTTTTGTCACGCCAGGGTTTGTAGAAAATTCGGAAGAGCCAGTTTTGGGTAGGATTGCACGTTAAAAGAATCTTTGGATATACAGAATAGACTTTGTTCAACTGCCTCCCGACCCTCGACTTTAGTACATCAAAAGCTAAGAACGAAATTTCACCCGCCTCTTCCAATGCTCCGCCGGTATACTCTAACGACCCGAAGCGCTCGAACAGCGGGTCGCTTGGCTTCTCACTCACATCAAGCAGATCTATCCTCGACCCCTTCGCCTTACCTTCTATAAACTCAATGTAGTTATATTGTCCATTCAGCTTCCAACTACTACGGGGTATCTTATGAAACCTACACACCTTCATCCATGTCACATATGTTGAGGCCATTAACCTCTTCAACTCTTTGCGACCTATAAACCATTTAGACCTTGGGTATAAATAACAATTACGCAATAGCCATTCGCATATTAACCAAGACTTGCCCGACCCCGCACCCCCACCAAACAAGACAAACCGAGTAGCTGGGTCGTCGAGTACTTTGTATGCGCTATGTTGTTTCTTTGTTGGTCTGAGGTTGATCCCCGCCATCTTCTGTACCTTTCGGAACTGTGTATGTTATCTTCTCTATACGCTCACCCTCGGCCACATGGTCGACTTGGTGCTTGTCTTTGAAGCCATGATTGTTCTTTAATAAGAATATAGCCATAGGTGTTGAGTACTTGCCGGTGAGTCCATGCCACTGCATCATCTCGGATTGCTTGGCTAATAAATTCGAAATTGATACGGAGTATTTTCTGTGGGTCTTCACTAATCTATTATTATTGGGTTTCTTCCACTCTTGAATTGTATCAGGTACAACTCCAAGCTCACCCGCCAAACCCTCTAATGTTGGGATCATTCCAACATCTACACAACGCGAAGTATATTTATAAACAAGATCAGGAGTTTCTTTTGTAAACTTTGTAGGCTGTCCAACATGCCTTATAAATACTAATGGTTTCGCTCCTTTTATTACTATTCCTTCAAGTCCATCCGATTTCTTGACTCTTTTCATACTCATATTATACACAAAACAACCCATATTTAAAAAACGACACTCCAGGATCAATTCTAAGCAACGAAAAGTTTATAAGTTGATATCATTATCCTGTGTTATAAATAAGTATTGACAACTATAGCCAATTATTGTATAAATATAGATAGTACTTAATTAACCGGGAAGAAGGTGAATTATAAATGGAAAAATACAACGGATGGACAAACTACGAAACCTGGAGAATAAATCTTGAATTGTGTGATGGTGTAACACTAGAAGATTTAGGTCTTGACAATGATGCTGAAGAAAGTGAAGTGCATGATTGTCTAAAAGAAATGGTTGATAATGCTATAACTCAACATGGTGAAATACCTGAGGACAGTTTAGCAGTCTCTTATGCTGACGCATTTGTAAATGCTGTCAACTACTGGGAAATAGCAAAAGCTGTTATTGAGTATAGTAACGACCAAGTAGACTGATAAATTATTTGATTGATAACTAGGCTTGTGAATATCAGTCCACGAGCCTAGTAAATGAAAAGGAAATTATGAACAAAAAGAAGAAAACAAAATATTTAACTTGTAAAGAATGTGGAAAGAAAGATAAAACAGTAAAAAGAAGACTTTGTGGGTACAGTAGAGAACTATATAACGAAGATGTAATAGAAGTTATATGTGATGACTGTGAATACGAACATTTATTAGATATTTAAGTATTTAATTTCAACTGGAAGGTGGTGAAACAAATGAAACTATTAAACAAGATTAAAAACAGTCTAAAGGATGGAAGCAAAAGTATTGAGTTTGGGCTAGGTGGTGGAGCTATTATGTTGTTCGTAGTTGGTTTGGTGATAGCTATTATTGCAATAGCAAACTGGGGCGCTTTAAATCAACCGCAAAGACCGTGGGGCTATGAGTATAGAGAAGACAAGTTACTAAATAGGATATACAAAAGAAAATGGTACAGACTCAGAAAACCACAGCAAGTGTTAAGCCCTCTCGCTCAAGAAGTGATAGAAGACACACCGTCTGACTTATCAGAGTTAGAATTACTTATTAGAAGTATGTGGGGTGTTGAACACTTCGTAGTTGCTAGAGCATTAGCAGTATGCGAGTCCGGCATGAGTCCTTTAGCTATTAACTGGGACTCCAAGGATGTAGGTTTATTTCAAATTAATCTACCAACTTGGGAAGAGTTAGTATTAAAGGAGTTCGGGTACACAAGAGCAGATCTACTTGATCCATATAAGAATACAGCAGTGGCACATTGGATATGGGATAGAGCAGATGGAGAGATTGGAAATGGGAAAGGAAGCTGGGAGCCTTGGGTGGCTCTTGGTAATGAGTGTTTTATGGCTGAACTATAAAACCATAGTCCTCGGTGGCTGGGGAGATCTAATTCGGATACTCCAGTCACCGAGTTAGATCTGTTGTTGTTTTACACAAAAGCAAGTATAATAAGAGCATGGGAAAAAGAACTGAATACAACAGAAAATACAGAGAAAACAATAGAGAAAGAATAAGAGTCTACCAAAGAGAGTGGAGTAGAAAGAATAAAAGAAACGAGGCAAGTAGACGCTACTCCGCAAAAAAACAGGAATGTAAAAAGAAGAACATACTTTTTGAGATAAACATAAAGAGTTTTATAGATTGGTGGAAAGACTTAAATAATAATAAATGTTACTACTGTAACAACACTCTAAAAGAAGGAAGATACACACAGATTGATAGAAAAGACCCATTAAAAGGGTACACACTAAACAACATAGTTAAATCCTGCTTTATGTGTAATAGACTAAAAAGTAATATTTTTACAGAGCAGGAATGGTTAGAGATAGTAAAGAGATATAACTTAAAAGAGAGATACTAGTTAATCAAGGACAGCACTATTTAAATCTGATACAATAAACAAAATGTTAACTAATGTTCCAAAAGCTAAAGTTTACTACTTGATGCCCGTAAGTGAGCCGGACACAAAAGTAACTATCGGGGACGCTCGTATTTGTGGCAGTTCCGGATCAACCCTCACATTTAGCCAATTACTCATGAATGAAATAGCTCGCGTTATAGATAATGACGATATTGTGGGTATGGGAGGTATAAACACCGAGAGTTGCATGATTATAGTTAACTTTTCCAGAAAGCACTGCGAGGGTATATTAGACGGCGGTTTAATGGCAGTGGATGAAATTTTTAAAAAACACCCTAACCTCATACCTAAAGGTGGGGCATTTCAAGTACGTGATTGGGACTCTATTCCAGACGATGAAAAAGCAAAAAAGAAAAAGTAAAAAGCATCTCGTGAGAGATCACCAGAAGGTGTTAAAAAGGCAATGGAGAGCTAAAAGACATCAGAAAATGTATAAAATGGGACTTTATAATGAAAATAAGCGAGGCAGATAAGAATTTAATAGAAACATACCATAAAGCAAGGGGTGTAGGTGAACCCTCTCTAACACTTCCGGATCTATTAACAGTGTTTAGAAGGTCGGATAACAAGGTAAGACAAGCATATAAAGTGGAAATGAGGTCTTATCTAAGACTACTTGGAAGAGGACAAATAAAAGTAGGTCAACCAATAATGGAAGCTAAAGACCTAGTTTAACTTCTGTAAATGATGTTTGTAGTTACTGGGGTATTCCCGATAAATGGGGTATCGTTGTTGCTGTCATCTACAGAAATTAGTCTGGGACGGGCATTTTAAACTACTTCGGGCAGTAGTAGTAGCCCTGTGTGGGAGTGTAACAAACTCCCGCCCCCAGACCCCACCGACCCCCCAGACC